TGTTGATCTTGAGTTGCTAGAACAGAGCGTTGTCACACGCATTGCAGACTTAGAGTGGATGATCGAATGGGGTGACGATAGACCTGACCAAACTGACGTCGACGCAAGCCTGTCTGACAGACGTAAAGCCGACGACAAACTCAAGTATATTCGCAAGGACATAGCTATTCTGAGGAAAGAGGTGATTGATTGTGAATAGATTAGTAGCGTTTGTCGGGCCAATCGGTAGCGGAAAATCTGTATGCGCGGATTACTTATGCAGTCATTACGGTTATACTAAGATTAAGTTTGCTGATCCGTTAAAGATGATGCTGAAGCAGATGGGTTTGACGGACGAGCATTTAGAGGGCGCTCTAAAGGAGCAGCCGTGTGATATATTAGCGGGGAAGACACCGAGATGGGCGATGCAGACTTTGGGAACGGAATGGGGACGCGACTTAATAAGCGAAAACCTGTGGGGCAACGTGTGGGCGCACCGCGCCAAGCAATTACTGTTGACCCAGCCAGTCGTGACAGACGACTGTCGCTTTCAAAACGAAGCGGAGCGGGTGCAGAGGATGGGCGGGATGGTAGTTCGGGTGTCACCACCGGACAGCCACTCAACAGGGACCGCCGCAAATCATAGCAGCGAGCAATACGACTACGAAGTAGACATGGTGATTAAAAATCCCGGCGATAATTCGCTGCACAAAGCGTTAGACTTTCTTGCCACTGGCAAGCAAAAGGTGTAATGTTATCAAGTGGGTTGGCCAAGACGCAGTTGGGTCGAACTTAGTTTTAATCGCTGGCCCACACGACTAACCTAGCCACAGCCACACTCCCGCAAACATACCCGCGACTAGAAGAACGAAGAGGGCGACAGCGCATGTCATCTCTATTTTGTTTCGTAGTTCTTCTTGGCGTCGCGCTTCTTCTTCTATTCTTTTCTTCTTAATCTCGCCCCTCACTTTTAACAGGGCGTCCCACGCATAGAAACCGCGACTAGCGATCACAGCTTTTTTTAGTTCGATCTCTAAGTCGTTGCACTTTTGTTGAGCGGCGTAAGTTTCGAGAGCTTCTTCGTTGATTGATTTGCCAGACCGCTTCTTCTTTTTTTTGTGGCCGTCTCTGACCTCGTCGATGGACCCCCACATCTTACCGATGTCGCCCATCATACTGTGGGCATCCTTGCCCAGTTTTACACCAGACTTGATGGCGGCAAACGCCGCCACCGCTACTGATATGGGTTCCACGACTTAGTCTTTGGTTTTTGCTCGCGCCCTGCGAGCCAGTATCTTGCGAATGATGTCTGCGGCTTCCTTGCTCACCGTCGAAGGGATTGCATCGCTAGTCGTTCGTTTTTTTGACCACTCTTGCACACCCTTCATCCCGTTCAGCCTGTCTTTTTTTACGCCGTACCCCATGTCAGTCTCCCATCAACCATTCTTCCACATCAAAGCAAGGACAAGCCTTGTTCGACCATTCATTGTGTCCAGAAATTTTTGAAATTTGTGGGTGCGCTTCGTTCAAGTCTGCGATCAGATCACGCAACGCAATGTCCTGCTCGTAAGTGTAGTTTTCAAGGAACTGATCGTCGGCTTGACCGCCACGACCACCGAGCAATGTGATGCCTATAGAACTTTTATTCCTGCTACGGCAATGCGCCCCGCTCCGTTCGACGGGTCTGGCCGAACAGAACTCACCCTTCCGATTGACTGCGAAATGGTATCCGCAGTCTGACCACGAATTGTCCTCGACGTGCCAGCGGGTTAGCTCTTTAACAGCATCCTCGACTGGCCTGTCTTCGTACCAAGACTTACGTGTCGCGGTGCAGTGAATGATGATTTCGTCGATGTGTCTCATCGGCTTGCTCCTTGATGAGTTTTTTTTGTCTCTCGATTTCGTCGCATTGTCTTTCAAGCTCGACGAATTGCCTGTCGATTTCATTAAGTTTGGGAAACTCCACGACATTGTCGTGCCAAACAGCCGTAAACTCCCCGTCATTCGACGTGTCATATGTCACCGACCTTTCCCAAAGTATTGCGTCGCGCCACGGATACCGAAGCTGGCTGCGACTACGCATCCCCAAGTATAAATGAACCAGTCGGGGGCTTGCTCCAATGCAGCGAAGCCATCGAAGACTATGTCCCTCCCAGTCTCCCCTGTGAAGCAGACTATAATTGGAAGGCTCATCAGGATTGTAATGTACTCATCTTTCCACGAAGACTTTGAGCCTTCGGCCATGATCTTTTCCCAGTTCGCTTCCGACTGGGCCTGCGACATAAGTATTTGGCTTTTGGCTTCTGCCTCTGAGACTTTCATCTTAGTCTCTGCCGCTTTTGTTTCGACCTTGCCTTGCAACCATGTGCCTGCAAGGTTTGCCAACGGGCCAATAAATGCTTGTATCATTTCTCATGCCCCACCCATGTTGCGAAAGCCCCCGTCATCGCGCCCGTTACGACTGACACGACTGCCGCATGTTGCGACGAAAGAGTTTCGGCTGTGATGGCAAATTCGATGACGCGAATGTAGACTATCGTCATCACCAACATCATTAAGCGAGGCATAATTTTCCACGCCAGAATTTTTTCCATTGCGATTGTCATTATTCAAATCCTTCTTTTAGGCCGTTGAGTATCTCTTTCACTGTGGGTCGTCGCTTGGCGTTTGGGGTATAGCGACATGAGTATTGCTTGGGACATTCCACAAAACTGTACGATGGGTAGTGATACCCAATCGTTCCGTTTGGGCCTCGGTATATACACACCATCTCGCCCTGTATTTTTACGCGCTTGGCAAGCTGGCAAGTTACATACTCTGGGTTTGCCAGCCCCGCGACTAAGGCCGTGGAAAGAAGCCACATTAGTCAAACTTGCCTCCAAAGCCTGACCCGAAACCTGATGCGTTAAAGCCTTGGCCGCTAGACTTTTTCTTTGGGCCGGGCTTTTTAGGCTCGCCAGCTACCGTATCAGTCAACGCTTTTCTGATCGACGCCACGCCACCAAGCACAGGTATGCGACCGCCCAGACTATTCATGCCTACTCTAGTCTTGCTGTTCTCGTTCTCACCTGTGATGAGGTTTTTGACTTGCTCCTGCCCCATAGCTGCGGTGTTGTACGCCAGCTCTGTCGTGCCGACTTGTGGCCCAAAGACGCCGCCCATCATACGGACGTAGCTCCACTTACTGCCGTCCTCTAACTGCGTTGCGCTGTTGTAAAGCATTTCAGCAAGGAAGCCCAAGCCACCGACAGCCATCAAGCCGTCGATCCACCAGCCTAACGCTTCGTCAGTCAGGCTATCCTCGTCAATGCCAAGCATTTCTGCCAACGCTGGTTTGCTTGCTGTCATACTACGGTCACGATTAGCAAAGGTTCTTTCGTCTTCGCCGCCACGCTGCTGGACGTGGTCTTTAATGCTGATAGATGCTGCGCCCACACCTACGCCTGCTGTAGCCATGTACATAATAGGGTAGTAGTTGCCTTGCCGAGCCTCATCGACCATGTACTTACCCATGCGCTGCATCATAAACGGGAACGACTTGAGCTGGAACATCAAGCTGCCCCACGGCCCTTGGCCCCACAACGGAATGTCGTTTGGATTGGGGGTGTAGATGCTTTCGTTTGTGAAGCGTATCATTGCTTCTTGCACTTGCATTTCAATCGCTTCGTCTGAGGGCAAAGCGTCAATCCTAAATGATCCGTTAGATAAAAAATCATGCCGAGCGTTTGGCCCTGTCAGACCGTAACGCTCTAGGTATCGAACAGCAGTCTGGTAAGACTTAGTGTCAGTCTTGCCTTGCCTTTGCATCCTAACCGCCCGGTTAATCTCAGTTTTAAAACTTTCAAACCCGACCAGACTTGCAACCTCTCGCATTGTATTAGTCCAAGGCGTTAGCAACGTCGCGTTAAAGAAGCTGTTTGCAAACCTTTGATTGCCGTCGCCTGCCATGTGCACCATGCGCTCGTGCATTAGGTTGTCGATGCCAACGCCGACGTTCCTTGCAGACTGTCGGTAGTCAGGGTCAGTCATGTACTTTGACCACGCTTTTGCAAAGGCTCGCATGTTGCCACTTCGCACGAGCGGCAACCCTATGTCTGGCAATGATGTTAATGCGGTGAAGCCAAGCAGACTGACGCTTGTAAACGACTTAAGGGCGCGGCTTATTTTGTATCGCGCTTCATTGCCAGTACCGCCGTCTATGGGTTTCTTGTTAAGTACGTCCATCATCTGTCGCATCTTAATTACTGCTGATGCTGATGGCCCTTTGTCTGGGAAATCGACAAACGCATTTACAATAGCGTCTGCACGCATACGGAACTGGTCGTTCATTCCGTCAACCCCAGCCGCTGTCGTTAAGATCGACATGGCTTCTTGCTTGCCGTTTATTCTAGACGTAGTGTCTCCGCTTAAGACGGCTTTAACTTGTTCGACTACGTTTTTAACTTCGTCTTGCGTCATATTCAGGGCAGCTACTTCTAGCTTGTCGACTTGTGCCATGCCGCTTTCAGTTGTCACTGCCAACTTGGGGGCATTGTTTGACATCAACAAGTTGACTGCTGCCTCTGAGCCTTTTTGGGCTACTGCTAGGTATGCGTCAAACCCATGCCCATTGATACCAAACCGCTCCGTCAATACGCGCTTGCGGGTTGTGCGGTCAAAGTATTTTGCCATGATCCCTTGCAAGTCTTGCACAAGAAACCCGTCCATCTCTTCGTAATCACCGGGCTGTAGCTTAAGCACTCGCGCAGCAAATGGGTCAGCTAAAGTTGCTTGCACTTCGCCATCAATGGACGGGTCGTGACCCTTCGTGATCTTTAAAGATACTTTTCTTGCCACCTCTTCCAACTCTTCGGTCGTTCTCCGTGGGCCTTCAAAGTTGTCAGCCATTTGCTCGCGCATAAGTAACCCAGTCATTGCACGCCTGAACTGAATGGGGTTTTCCAGTATGCTTTCTTTGTCCCAGACTTGCGGCACGTAAAAGTCTGAGCCTAACTTACGTGTGTCGCCCACTGTAATGCCTAAAGCCTTCATGCGAGCTAGCTCATCACTGAACGCTGCCCCAATTTCCAAGGCAATAGATTTTTCTTCTGGCTTAAGTCTTTCCACTGCTCCACGCCCACGTCGCAACGCTTTAATTATACGTTTGTGGCTGGCAGGTTGGCCTGTATCCAAAGCGCCCAAAGCTAAGCCACGATTGCGCTTACCCCAGCGTTGCAAGTTGTTACCTGCGTCTGGCAGTGTATTCAGCTTAGCGATAATTGGCTGTAGTCTGCGAGCCAGTAGCGCGTCGTGACGTTCATAAGCGCCTGTCCCGTTCAGTGGCTTAACCAAGTCTGCGAACCAGTGTGCGCCGTTCTCCCTGAACATAGACGAATTTTCTCTAAAGAAGTTTTTAACAGTCGACCACTTGCTTAGGGTTATGGTGTCGTCTTGAGTTAAATCTCGGCCCTTGATCATCTTGCCAACCACATCCAAGACTGGCTTGGGCATACCCATGCGCTGACTTTCCAGTGCAACCGCAAGGAACTGGTGGTTAGGCAGCTTGCCGTCGACTACCATCATTTCTTCTACGACACTGGCGGTTAGTTTCAGGTTGCCGCCGGGCTTTTCTTTTTGAGACAAGGCCAGCTCTACAGCGTCAAACCCACTGTCTCCAATCAAGGACTTAACGCTGCCTGTCGAGAAAGACATAGAGCCGCCATCATAGTTGATGCCGTCGTAGCCCTCTTCTTTTAGGTATCTGTTAAACTTAGCTTTAGCCTGATCTAAAGACTTAGTATTGACGCTGGATTTGAAAAAGATGTCATCGGTCATTATCTGGTAAAGCTGATCTCCGCTAACGCCCTTGTAAACTTTATCTAAGAGAACATTATAAGTCTTGTCAGGAAGGTCAGTGACCCACTGAAACTTTAACATAAAATACTCAAGGTCTATGCCTTCGCCTTCATTGATTGAGTAAAAGGAGTGAGGGGTTGCGTCGAAAGGCTTTCTCATTCTGACAGCAACAGGTGTTACTTTGTTGTCTGACACTGCGCCTTTTGAAATATCAGACAGGATTTCCCAGTGCTTACGCTCTGCTTCTAAAAGATGGTGGATTGTGCTGTTGTGATACTTGTGCTGCTTTGACTTTTGAAGAACGGTCATGTCTTTTATCTTTTCGCGCAGATGTATGATATTCTGCGTGGCCATGTCTGCGGCTTGTCGTTGGATAGGCGTTACAAACGCGCTGTCAAGTTGCCGACTAATGCGTGCGGCCAAAGTTCCCGCGTCGTAAAATTTGTCGACCCCCCTCAAGTCAGTGTGGTAAACACCTTCTCCAAATTCTCCGTGGCTTGGGGAGTTGCCAGTGGCGTTTTGATCACGAGCTACATTAAATCGTATTGATTGATGACGATGTGCCAACTCTTCTGGTTGATGTATGCCGATGTGTCTTGCTACAGCTAGCGTGTGATCCTGCTGTGCGACCTTACGATATTCGACAGCCCACTTTCCAGCGACTGAGGGGTGTATGCGAGTTGCCCCGCTGCGATCTATTGAGGCGTTAAGGTGTGGGAAGTTTTCAGGCCCACTCGCTAAGCCTGAATAAGACAAGCGTTTGTATTCCATGCGCTGTTCGTTTAGCGACTGAGGTTGTCGAAGGATGCCGTCTAAAATATTCGACGTGTCTATCATAATTTGGTTTAGTGCAGCCGCTGCCCCTTTACCCTTAACGTCGCCGCCTAGAGCTATGCCTTTGTAAATTTGCTGCTCTTTATCAGCAATCATTTCAGAGACTTTCTTACCTCGTGTCTCTGCTGCTAAACGTAGTT